GTTTCCCAGTCACGATCGAAATGGTTTGTTCCAGATACTGACGACATGGCGGAAGATGCTAAGATGTGGCTGGTTAAAGCTGGCGACATTATGCTTGATGAGATAAATACAGCGAAGGCTGGTTTTTACACCTCAGCTTATGAGTACTTTTTAGAGTTTGGCGCTTTCGGTACGGCGGCAATGGCTATAATGGAGGCTTCAGACGGTAACGGCATTAACTGTCAGTCTCGTGCGCTTTCAGAGATCGTTATATCTGAAGGACCTGAAGGTTTAGTAGATACTATTTATCGCCGTTTCCAGTGGCCTGCCCATCGCATATTTGCTAAGTGGGGCGACAAGTCGGGAGAGCAGGTGCTGAAGGCAATGCAGGCAGATAAACCTGACACTAAGTTTTTTATCATTCACTGCATTCAGCCGCGGTCAGATCGAGATAAGAAAAAGAAAACAGCGGTAAATCTCCCGTTCGAGGAGACTTATGTAGTCGAAAAGGATGAGCATATTCTAGAGGAGGGTGGTTTTCATGAAATGCCTATTCCTGTAGGCCGATTCTACAAATCGCCGATGGAAACATACGGCCGCTCACCTGCAATGACTGCGCTACCTGAGATTAAAATGCTCAATGAGGTGATGAAAACCACCATCAAAGCTGCGCAAAAATCGGTTGATCCGCCTTTGATCATGCCTAATGATGGCTTTTTAAACCCGCTTCGCACTGTGCCAGGCGGTATAAATGTGTTTGATGGGTCGGTTAACGATGCAATAGGTCAACTACCGTCAGCTAACCCAAACATAGGATTAGATTTTGTTGAACTGCTAAGAGATAGTATTAGGTCAATGTTCTTTGTTGATCAGCTCCAGTTTGCTGGTGGTCCACAAATGACGGCTACAGAGGTGTTGCAGAGAACGGAAGAGAAGCTGAGGTTGATGGGGCCTATCCTTGGGCGTGTGCAGACAGAATTTCTAGGCCCTGTTCTTGATAGGATTTTCGGCATACTTTTAAGACAGGGCAAGTTCGGACCGACCCCTGAGTCACTACCTGACAGCTTTGAATTCAAGTATACTTCACAAGTAACTCAAGCGCAGCGACAGAGCGAAGCTAACGGCTTCTTAAGAGGGGTTGAGGTCATCAGTCCTCTTTTACAAATAAACCCGCAGCTCTTGACAGATAACGTTGATGCAAACAAAACAATTAGAGATACGTTCGAGATGTTTGGCGTATCTCCTGACAAATTCAATCCTGAAAAACAGGTGGATGTAGTACAGCAGCAAAGAGCACAAATACAGCAGCTTAGTCAGGCTTTGGAGTTAGCCCAGCAGGGCGGCGAAGCGGGGCAGGCTTTAAATCAAGCAACTACGCAGGAGGGCGCGTAAATGCAGGCAACGATTCATACAGAAGTTCGGTGCGGTGAATGTGGTGGTGTTATGCAGTATCACAAAGAAAGCACAGTACTAAGATGCACAAGACTCAAATGCAGTCAGCGCAATATCGAATACAAAGCACCAACCATTGATCTTGAGTTAGCGAACAAGCCGGAGCAGAAGCGTGGACGCAAAGCAGCTAAAGATTGATTACGATAGAACGTTTAATACAGATCACGGAAAGCGTGTACTGGAAGATATTATGGCCTATTGCCATGTGCTTGAGCCGGTAAAAGGTGGAATTGATACAAACACGTTATTGATTAAGCAGGGCCGCCGAGACGCGGCGCTGACTATCCTAGAAAAGCTCAACTATGATGAGCGTAAATTCATTGATCACGTAGAAGGGACGTAATCATGTTTAATTTCAAATATCGACTACTTAACGAAGAGCCGGGCGAGGCCGATGGCGCGGCACCAGCGGAAGCCCCAAGCGAGGGGAACTGGTACGACTCATTGCCTGAAGAAATGCGCGGCGATCAGAATATCACAAAGTTTGATTCTGTTGAGGCTATGGGTAAATCATGGCTCAATGCTCAGCGACTTATCGGCGCTGACAAGATACCAATGCCACAGACCGACGAGGATTGGGGTAACGTATACAATCGCCTAGGTCGGCCTGAAGACGCTACAGGATACAAGATAGACGCTCCTGAAGGCGTGGAAGTAAACGCGGACATGCAGGGCGCTTTCTTATCCAAGGCTCATGAGCTTGGCTTAAACCAGAAGCAGGTAGAGGGTTTGGCTGCTTGGCAGTTTGAGCAAGGATCTGAATCAGCGCAGGCAAGCGAGCAAGCTAGTGAGCAGGCATTCACGGAAGCAATGAACGGGCTTAAAGCGGAATGGGGTAATGCTTTTGAGCAGAATGCCAATATTGCTATTCGCGCCGCTGGTGAGTTTCTAGGAGATCAAGATAAGGCTTTTTTGGAGTCGGCTAAAGTTGACGGCGTGAGCCTTGGCGATCACCCAACATTCCTAAAGCTGTTTAACAATGTTGGTAAGCAGATGATGGAAGGATCTCAGCTTGAGGGATTAGGCTCTGAAATGGCTAAAACTCCACAAGAGATTGAAGACGAGCGCAATACGCTAATGGCACATCCGTCTTATATGGATCGAGCGCATCCAGAGCATAAGCAAACGTTGCGCAAGGTTCAAGAAATGTTTAAGCAGCAATACGGCGGTTGATTTAATAAAAGTCAACAGCTAAAATGTAATTACTTAGTAGGGGGTTCGCCCCCTCACCTCCGACAACCCTCACAAGGGCCGGAACCGTTAGAAAGTATTCTAGTGACGGGACCGGCAACGACAACCCCGAAGCCAGACAGAATTTAAAACTTTTGTTTATCTGAGGGACACATTATGTCTTTTGAAATTACAACGGCGTTTGTTAACCAATATGGTGCAAACATCGATCTGCTTTCACAGCAGAAAATGTCACGCTTTATGGGTAAAGTCCGCATGGAATCCCAGACTGGCGAAACTGGTTTTTATGAGCAAGTAGGCGCAACAGCGGCAGTTGAGCGAACATCACGTCATGGCGACACTCCTCGCGTAGATACTCCGCACTCTCGCCGAGCTGTAACATTGCAGGACTTTGAGTGGGCCGATCTGATTGATAAGGCTGACAAGGTTCGAATGCTTATCGATCCAACCTCAACCTACGCACAAGCGGCGATGATGGCGATGAACCGTAGTCGCGACGATGTGATTATCGAAGCTGCTCTAGGTACGGCGCGCACCGGTAAAAACGGAACAACAAACGTAGTACTGCCAGCATCGCAAAAGATTGCTGCTAATGCTACCGGCCTTACAATTGAAAAGCTGATTTTGGCTAAGGAATTGTTTGGTGAGAATGATGTAGATGAAGACATCCCACTGTATATGGCAGCATCCGCCAAACAGATTAGCAATCTTTTGAATGAAGAAAAGCTAACGAGCGCTGACTATGCAAACATTAAAGCTTTGGTTCGTGGTGAAATTGATAGTTTTATGGGCTTCACGTTTACTCGCTCACAGCGATTAACCACTGACGGAAATGGTGATCGTCAATGTATCGCATGGGCGCAAGATGGTTTATTGCTAGCGCAAGGTACTGAAAATATCACTCGTATCACAGAGCGTGATGATAAGTCTTATTCTACACAGGTTTTCCGTGGCGAATGCTTCGGCGCTACCCGTATGGAAGAAGAAAAAGTCGTCGAAATCGCTTGTGTAGAAGCGTAAGGAGTCTAGAAAATGGCTATTGTAAATTTAAACGGCTCTTTAATCATGACTGGTTTAGAGTCAGATCCTTCAGAGTTTGGCGCACCTGGTGTCGGTAATGGCGCTGTTCGCTCATGGGTAGAGACAGTAGAGGTAGGTGCGGCTGATTCGGCTACATCAACTTATCTAATGGCTCGCCTACCATCGAATGCGCGTTTGCTTGGGTCTTCAAAGTTTTACTCTGATGATCTAGCGTCCGCTGGCGCACCAACAATGGATATTGGTATCTTTAACCCGTCCGGTAAGCCGGAAACGATTACGGATGATCCTGATGCGCTTAATGATGGCATCGATGTTGCGACAGTGACAGACACGCCTGTTATCAAAGATATTGCCAACTATGGCAAACGTCTTTGGGAGCATGTGAATGGTCAAACAACCGACCCTAAAGGCGACCTTGATATTACGCTATCCCTTGTGGATGCTGATGTTAACGTTGGCGGAACGGTTACAGTCGAGATTTATTATACGCTCGACTAATTGTTTCGGCTGCCCTTCCAGTCGGAAATAGCGGTAAAACGCGGAGGGGCTTCGGCCCCTTTTTTATTAAGGTGCGAACATGGCTTCAGAAGTAGATATTTGTAATCTAGCCTTAAATGAAATAGGTGAAAGTCAAATCATAGATTTAACCGAAGCATCAAAAGCGGCTCGGTTATGCAATCTTGTTTATTCTGATACAAGGGATGCGGTTTTGAGGGAGCACCCGTGGAATTTTGCAATAAAGCGGGCGGAGCTGGCAAGACTAACGACAGATCCAATATTTGATTTTGATGCGCAGTTCCAGCTGCCGTCTGATTGCCTAAGAGTTATACGGACTGATGACGATCTTGACCCGTATCGAATTGAAGGTGAGAGGCTTTTATCGGTAAATGATTCGGTAAAGATTGAGTATATAAGCCGAGTAGAAGACACAACTAAGTTTGATCCTCTTTTTGTTGAGACTCTATCTGTTCGCATAGGCGCCAAACTGGCCTACAACTTATCAGACAATAACACGTTAACTCAGCTGTTAGAGCAGAAATACAGGGATAGAGTCAAACAGGCTCGCTCAATGGATGGGCAAGAAGGTATACCACGCTCAACTGATGCCGACTTATGGATAAATTCAAGGGTTTAATAAATGCCTAAAGCTGCCGCTATACAAACCAATTTTACGGCCGGTGAGTTATCGCCAAGATTAGAGGGTCGGGTAGACATATCGAAATACTTTAACGGTGTTCAAACGTTAAAGAATATGGTTATTCACCCTCACGGCGGTACAACGCGAAGAGGCGGGACTAAGCATATATCAAATGCAAAGCTGGGCGATAAGAAAATAAGACTAATCCCTTTCCAGTTCTCAGTAGAGCAGGCATACATACTGGAGTTTGGGGAGGGATATATTAGATTCTATCGAGATGAAGCACAGATAGGTGGCGGCGGGTTTTCTTTAGGCTTTTCGACCGGCTTCGCTGGTGCGGCCAATATTATTGAATTATCCACTACGTATCTAGAGTCGGAGCTGTTTGAAATACAATTCGTACAATCGGCTGATGTATTGTACTTAGTTCATCCTGCGCACCTGCCAGCAAAATTGTCACGCATAGCTGTAGACACTTTTTCAATTCAGGATGAGTCCTTCATTAATGGCCCTTATCAGGATGAAAACACATCAACAACCACAATAACACCTAGCGCGGTAACTGGTGCCGGGATAACTTTGACGGCCTCAGCTAGTGTATTTTCATCAACTGATGTTGGTCGAATAGTAAGAATAGATGAAGGTGCTGATTTTGGTTATGCAACCATCACTGCGTTCACCTCAGCTACGGTCGTCAGCGCCGATGTAAATGATGATTTTGTCTCGACCTCAACTAGAATTAGCTGGAGACTTGGCGCGTTTAGTGAGACCACAGGCTATCCATCCGCTATTGCATTCTATGAAGACCGGCTAATGTATGCTGGAACTATTACGCAACCTCAAACGATATGGGGATCTCAATCTAATATATATAATGATTTTGGTCCTGGTGATGTAGACTCAGACGCAATCACTTATACCATTAACTCCGATCAGGTCAATGCGATACGCTGGCTCTCCCCCGGCAAGTCTTTAACTGTAGGGACGGTTGGCGGTGAATTCTTAATGTCTGCATCAAGTCGTGATGAGGCTATAACGCCATCTAATGTAAAAATAGTAAGACAGTCAGAATATGGCGGCGCTTATGTTATGCCTATCAGATCGAATGGTGTTGTTTTGTTTCTTCAGCGCTCAACAAAAAAACTTAGACAGTTTATTTATCAATTCGAGTCAGATTCTTACGTTGCGCCTGATTTGACCTTATTGTCTGAACACATAACAGCAAACGGTGTTGTTGAAATGGATTACCAAAACGAACCGGACTCTATCGTGTGGTTGGTGCGTAAGGACGGAACGCTGCTAGGCATGACATACGAAAGAGATCAGGAGGTCGTAGGCTGGCATAGGCATACCGTAGGCGGTGTTTCTGACGGAAATGGAACGGCGGCGCAAGTTGAGAGTGTTGGTGTAATACCTTCAGGCGATAAAGATCAATTATGGATGTCGGTTAAGAGGTATATAAACGGCGAAACTGTTAGGCAGATTGATGTTTTAGCAGAGGGGCGGTCTAATATTAATCCTGTAGATGGGCTAGATTTCTTTGTCGATGCTGGTGTCTCTTATAATAACGGGGCCACAACTGTTATCTCAGGACTAGATCATCTTGAAGGCGAGACGGTGCAGGTGCTTGCTGACGGTGCCGTAAAGCCGGATGCGGTTGTGTTGAATGGTTTAATTAATCTAGACACCGAAGCAACCCAGGTTAGCGTAGGATTAAAGTACACGTCAGACCTTGAGACCATGAGGATAGAAGCGGGTTCGGCGGACGGAAGCGCACAAAGCAAGATTAAAAGAATCCAAAAAATAGACATAAGATTCTTTGAAACACTTGGTGCAATGTTTGGCCCATCCGAAAATGAGCTTGATACAATATATTTTAGGTCAACTAGTGATAAAATGGACCAAGCCCCGCCACGATTCACGGGCGATAAGGAGCAGCCATTTCCAAATGGGTACGATACCGAGGGAAGGGTTTTTATTAGGCAGGAACAGCCTTTACCAATGACAATTTTGGCAATCATGCCACGCGTGAGGACTAACGGCTAATGTGTACAGGTGCAGAATTACTAGCTATCGGCGGAACCGCTTTCTCTGCGGTGGGGCAGATACAATCAGCTAATGCGGAATCGGCTGCGCTTGAGCGTGATGCACAGCTGGAACGGCAGCGTGGGGAGTTTGAGAAAGCGCGCCTAGATGAGCAGCAAGAGCAGCTTATCGGGCGGCAGCGTGTGGCTGCTGGTAAGAGCGGCGCAACTTCTAGCGGCTCGATACTTGAAACAATGAGAGGATCGGCAGAGCAGGCAGAACTTGACGCTTTGAATATAGAGTTCGGTACACAGGCGGGCGTACAATCTAGGCTGTTTGAATCTTCCCAAGCTAAAAAGTCTGGATTGATCGGTGCTGGCGGAACTCTTCTAACTGGCGCAAGTAAAAGCGGAGTGTTTGATTAATGCCTATTATCCCAAAGGCGCAAGCAGGATCTCAATTAAGGACCAGCGGCGCTTCCATTAGTCAAGCGGCTGCGGGTGCGGTCGGACAGGCTGTTTCTAGCTTGGGCGGAGTTGCGGCTGGTATCGGTTTTGAAGCTATCGAGCGAAAAAAACAGGCGGACGATGCGGCATTTGTTACAGAGCAAACAAATAAGATACTGCGCGAAGAGACAGAGAAGCAGGGCGGTATAGAGACAAGAGGCGACGATGTCAACTTTGATGACTTAAATAGTGAATATCAAGAGCGGCTAAATGCTGCGCTTGAAAACGCGCCGTCAGAAGAAGCGGCTAATGAGGTAAGAAGGCAGGCAGATACTTTTTATTCTAGGAAATTCTTTCCAGGATACTCTGCGCACCAATCTAAGCTCAACGTAGGAAGGCGTGTGAACGCAGTAGAGACGGCTTTAGATGACATAACTATTCGATCGTGACTGGGAAAC